CTATAGCTTGTCCAAAAATTCTTTCTTCCACTTCTTATCATCTACCCAGTATGCCGGACAAGCTTTTCCAGTTACATCAAAGTGCCGGACAACGTGTGCCTTATCGATGTTATATTTCTTCATAAGTTTTTTCGTGAGTGTAACAGCATTCTGAATCGTTACTGCTGACGCTCCAGCTTTTCCGTCCTTTACAGTATCGCACAACTCGATGTTGATTGAGTTGGCATTTGTGCAAAGTCCATACTTTTTTCCACCGCCTGTCTTCCCACAGTTCGGATATTTTTTCCCACCAACGGACCAAGCAATGTTTTTAAGCGGCACCGACTTCGTGTAAGAATCATCATCGACGAAATAATGTGCGCTGGCTTTGACCACATTATTATGGAAGTATTTCGCATTTGCTTCATCTGTATCGCCGTCATTGGCAGTGTAATGGATAACGATGTACTTGATGGATTTTAAACTTCTCTTATTTCCATAGTTTTTCGGATTCGCAAACAACTGCTTTGCAATTGCTTTGATTGCTTTTGTAATTGCCATGCTATTCCTCCTTAACTTCCGGGATGCCGGCTACACTGGTGAGCAATGATACCACGCCTGATACAATTGCAGATGATACAACCAGTTTCCAATCCACGGACGATACTACAGCGGCGGTACCAATCACTGCAACAGCAGTTTGTGCCATTGTCTTAACGGCACGGATGCCGGCAGCCTTAAACCATTTAACAGTGTCTACGTTTGCTTTAAATACACAATTCTTCATATTAAATACCTCTTCTTTCTTATTTGATATATTGAGCAATCATCGAAACCAAACCAATAGCAAGAGCCGTGGAAATTGTGCTGATGATTGCAGTTATAGCGACTGACTTATATTTTTTAACATCTTCTGCCGGTGCGCGTTCCATAACATCGACGCGAGCATCCATGCTATCAATCTTCTCATCCAAGGCGCACACATTCTCGTTAGTATGCTTTACTTCCTCGACCAACTGCACCATCGTTTCACTCATTGTATGTATCTCCTCAACAATTGGTTCTAGTTTATCGATTCTGTGTGTATTCGATTTAGCACGCGCTTCAACTCTGGTAAGCCGACGCTCGTTATAAGTTTTAGACCACATGATTTCACTCCTTCCGAAGTTTCCTAACTATATTGTAATGGATGCCAAGATTGATTTTGTACCAATTTAAAAGGGGCATCCAAAGATGCCCCTTACGCTGTCTGCTCTGCCTTTTCAATTTCTGCTCGCACCTTTTCGCGCCATCTCTCCGGTACATCATCAATTGTCATTTTCTTGTCTACCAAGATTCTGCGCACATAAAACTTAACCATGTCTTACACCTCACTTTCTGCGGCAATGCTTGCCAGTTCTTCGATTGCTTCTGCGTTTGCTTCATGCCCTGCTTTAAGCTCATCAATTGCCTTTTCCATTTCCGTCTTTGTCCGCAGCCTGATAGTAACCGTGTAAGTTCCATCTTCCTTACCTGCCTCGTCCGTATTCGGTGCGTATGTAAACCCATCACACTTCAGATCGGTATACTTTCCAGATACCTCATCATTGTGTGTAAATGCGACTTCCGCAAGGTTGTCTGCAGTAAAAGCATCCGTGATTGCTTTAATTCCATCAAAGTCTTTCGACTGAATCTGAATATTGCCGAGACTCGCTCCTTCAGCAACCTCGAACTCTGTTTTGTTTTTCAGGATAATTTTGTCCATTTTTATTACCTTCCTTTCTTTAACCTAAGTGGATAACTAACGGCATATATCTAATATCAGATAATGTCTGACTTGTACGTCCTGTGAATCTAATGGATAGATTCCATACTGATGCACTATTTGACAAATTGCATCGAATTAGTGAACCTTGTATATCAATATTCTCTCCATTAAGTGTATTTACATCAACAATAACAATGCTATTAGCAGGTAACGATAATGAGACCGTAAGATTAGTAGCCGTTCCTGCAGGATACTTTATGTTTTTGACCCTATAGCCGCAATTGTCTATATCCCAATCGGTTTGTACACTTATTACATCGGAACCATTGTTGACTATACAAAACGGGTTTCCAGTAAATATGTTTTCGATGCCAAATGATGGTATTTTCTTACTATTTAGACTGCCGTTTAAATCGCTTATCTGCTTTGCAAGCGTACCATCCAGATTCGGATTAGCTTGTCTAGCGTCTAGCGCATACCCGGTTTCTGTTGTTACCTGGTTATTTACGATACTTTCCGGTTGCAGTGCGCTTCCGATTTTATCCTTTAGCGTATCCGCCAACTTGATTACATTGTTGACCTGATCCATTGTAAGAGTCGTGCCATCAATGCTTACCTTAAGGGTTCCATCTTCTGCAATCGAAAGTCCGTCTGCCGGTTTCACAATCCCGGCATCCTCTTTCGTTGCGATTGCACCGGCACCACCCACAATCGACTTCGACCAATATTCCGTATTGCTTGTTGCCGTTCCTGCAGGCACTTCCTTTTTTGCGAAATAAAGCGTATTGTTATAAGTCACTGCATCCAATCTCTTATATGTAGCATCTGCGCTCCAATCGCCTTTTGGCACGATTGCTACTCTTCCTGCTATAGCCATTTAAGCCACCTCCCAATTCAAATTTCCGTCATCATCAACGGTAAACACATCTGCTGTGTTATCTGTATAGATCAGCTCGCCGTCCTCATTCACATCAAATGTTGCCAGATGAGCTTTTTTATCAATGTTATCGCTGTATTCCTTGGCCTTATCCGCATACTCTTTGGATAGATTAGCTTGTACCGTGGATTCCTTTTCTGACGCATCCGCAGCGGATGCTGATGCTTTCGCTTTTTCGGCTTCAACTTTAACATCTGCCAAGAAGTTCGGCTGCAGCATATCTTCCGTAATGGAACCATTCTTTACGATAGCTTTGATTTTGCCGTCTGTAATCTCAAATGCGATCGTATCGGAATCAAGAAATTCATATTCTGTAATCAGCGAAGATAAATCCACGTTCTGCACTGTGCCATCGTCAAGCGTGATTACTAATTGTTGTGTCTGCGGATTATACTTGAAGTTGACCGCCAACTTTTCTAATTTTGTATCGATAACAGCCTTGGAACCGTTCATCTTTACCACAGTCAGCGTACCGTTGGATTCATCCCAAAGGATTTCCTTTACAAGTTCGTTAGCCCTTGTCAGATCAACCTTGGATGCATCCATAGCAACCACACGATCATCCAGGTTATCAATGCCGGCTTCCATATTATTTAACCGCATGGCATCAATAGCTGTATTCTCGCTTGGAAAATTCTCCCAGTATGTCCGGCTATAAATTTTCTGCATGGTTCACACTCCTTTCTAACGCTGATAATCTTTGTTCAAAATCACTACATCTGTTCTGCAGTTTCTGTATCATGGCAGTGTTAAGCGCAATAAACTCTTGATAGCACAATGTATACATATCATTTGTGCCACCATTCCGCTCTAAGAAATTTTTCCATTCCTCGTTAGATTCAAAATCTTTTTCGGAGAATACTGTATGTTCCAGTCCGTAAAACTCATTTTCAGATATGTCACAATCCGTCATTGCCTGTTCGACATCCTGTGCAACAAATCCCATGTGCATTTTCTCATCATTTTCTATAAGCCGATATTCCATCGGTTGTAACAACTCGAAAAATCTTTCAAACCGATCATCCTCTAACAGCTTTCGGAAATCTTTTTTCTTTCTGCGGTCAGACGTTGTTTTCCAACCACCGGAAGAATACCCACCAGCAAATGGATTGGGTGTAGTTCCACAATACACAGAACTAGAACTTGGAATTAAGTTTCCGTTGTCTGAAATGTGTACGTAATCACTTACTCCAATACCTTTTAAATAATATGCTGTCGACGCCATGATGCACTGTCTTGCGCTTTCTGCAGTCGTTGCCGAATCTGCAGATGTTGCATGGTCTGCCGTGCTCGCATGATCCCCTATGACTTCCCCATTCTGATCTGTTACAGTGTCTAGGTCAATGCGTATGTTTTGCAGCATGGGTCTGCCCCTTCCGTCAAGCCCGATAATTGCAATATCATCGCCAAGTGCTGTTGAATCAAAATCCAGTGAATCCACGATGGTCACTTTTCCATATTCATCAAGCCGGAAATTCGTGGAATCAATGGTTAGCGTGTTTGACTTAAAGTTTATCTGTCCGGATTCAATGTTTACATTTTCCGGGCTCATGGCAAACTTGCTTCGAATTTCATCTTCCCCGACCTTTCTGCTCACTTCCATCTGAATAGAATCGGCGGTTTCTTTAAACGAAGATTCCAATTTGCCCTCTGCATCTGTAGCACGCTTTGCTTCTGTAGCAATCAATTCATCCGTCTGTTCGAATCTCGTAGAGGTATTTTTTTCTAAGTCCCCATACTCTGATAACAGATGATCGGCAGTTTCCTCCAGAGTATGTGTTCGTCTCTTTAATAACTCGACCGTTTCACGCGTGGTTTGGTTCTGCACGGCATGTTTTTCTGTTCCTGTAGACAAGATCGCGTCACGCTTGCTTTGCACACCAGTAAGGGTTCGCTGCAGAATATAAGACTCCACAATCTCCCGGCTCGTATTAAACCGGATTGGATCTCCCAACTCTAAACACGGATTCCCCACACATTCGCTGCTCTTTATCGGGGTGTATGCTGCCTGTGCAATTACCGGCAGCAGATTATTCGCAATCTGCTTCATTTCAGCCCCAGTCTTGTCGCTTATAAGGAAGTTGCCGGAAATAACATAATTGTTTCCAGATGTTCCCACAATAGCCCCAGCAGTAGAATCATCTGCCCGAATCTCCAACTGTGTTATTGCTTGGCTTTGGAACGCTTCATAGTCAAATGTGATATAATGCCCAGTCATACTTTCAGTGTTTGCATCCGATGGAAAGAGATCTTCCCGTGGATACAGATCTTCTGCCGGATACAATGCAGATGTAATCGCCTTTAAAATCACATACTCAAATCTGCCGCCTCTCCCGATATTGCCAAATGCCCCGTTGATCTCACAAATCGCTTCGATGATTGTCTTGCCGCTTATCGTAGCTTCTGCAGTCACACTGGAATCATCGGACTGTGTAGTTACCAGCGTTTTGTTTACTGTCATGGAATCGTTGACAAGGCTTGTCTCTTTCTGTTCGATGCCGAGATGCATAAAAAAACTGTCACGAAACTGTTTAAGGGTCATTGGAAATGTCAATCCATCATACCAGCTTTTCACATCTGCGTTGATTATGTCATACATGGCATCATAGGCAACGATCTGCCGCTTGGTACGATCAGCGGTCGGGGTATCAGACTGTACCGTATATGTGCCATACACAAACGGATCATTCTCATTCCCTTCCAGAGTTTCCGTCACACGTAGCTTCATGCCTTTTGTGGCAATTGGTACCTCACGTCCGGTAAAAGAAATCTGGTTCGGCAAGCAAGAACCGAATTTCAGTTCCGTGCCGTCATTCAGAGTTTCGGTCAATGTGAATGTGTCCTGCTCTCTCGTGGAGTTGTCAATCACATGCTTTGTTCCGATTACTTCTATATTAAGTTGCTTATCAATTGAGCTTGCATAATAAAGCTCCTTGTTTTTACCACTTATCATAAAATCGCACCGCCATATCCGATAAAAGCTATTCGCCAGCCATCATATTCGATCTTCTTTTCATCTGCATACGCCACAATGGGTGTAAGATCAGGCACATAACAGTGCATCGTCACATACCGCATAATCTCCGGACACCAAACTGTCACCAGGCACTTTTTCTCCCGCCGCTGTTCCACATACTGGCTGTTTATGTTTTTCATAAACGCATCAAATTTCTTTTCATCCATTTCCGGTGTCTGCCACTCCGCTTTAATCACTTGATTTTTCAGGGCGGTTCTATGTAATACCCCATTATCGTCGTTGTAGGAATCCTTGTCCTGCCCCAGGAGAGGGGACTGAAATGTGCTGGCCAGTATACAGTCAAATGGGACTGTATAATTCCCGACTTTAATTAAATAACCGCCGTATCCCATTCAATCCACCTCCTAAAATAAAAATGCTGGGTTTCCGGTTGCCCGGTAGTATTCATTGGCTTTTTGCTGCGTCACACGGAAGATTCCATTCGGATCTCCTTCCACTTTAAACAGAACATTTACATTCTGGTTCCCGGTTGCCATTACGGATCGTACCGCACGCGCAACTCCATCCGATACAGATGCCACAATCTGGTCATTGTTCATAACGGACGTATGTCCTGCAATTGTTCCGACAAGCTCCGGTCCTGCTTCACGCGCGATAAAAAGCTGTCCTGCCGGTGCGTTCTCAGTTCCGACTGCATAATGTGCTATGTTATGCCACATTCCACCGGTATAGATGCCGCCGCCAGCTTTCTTAGATGGTTTTTTCTTCGATGAAGAATTATCATTTCCAATTCCAAGCCAGTTCTTAAAACTGCTCCATCCATCTTTTATCAACTGGATTCCAACTTTTACCGTGGTTCCCACAAAGCTGTTTATTGATTTCCAACCGCTCTTATATAATTTCACGGCTACTTTATCCAGCTTTCCTACATACTTATTTAAGGTAGTCCAGCCATCCTTTTTCAGTCCAAAGCCTTTTTTACCAATTTCTCCAACAAACTTAGATACTGTAGTCCAGCCTTTTTTTGCAAGAGAAAATGTTTTTTTACCGATCTCTCCAACAAATTTTGATACTGTAGTCCAGCCTTTTTTTGCAAGAGAAAAAGCTTTCGCCCCTATTTCTCCGACAAATTTCTTTAATGTAGTCCAGCCTTTTTTTATCAAAGAAATCGCAACATTTACTACAGATTTTGCACCATTAAATCCTTTTTGGATTAACTTAAGAGCTTCCTTTGCCAGCTTCGAAAAGCTAAATGATTTTATCTTTTCTTTCCAACCATCAATTACACCAAGGAAAATATTTGCTCCGAGTGGTTTCATTTTTTTCGCAGGAGAATGGATACCGAATGCATCTTTTATTCCATTAACAACCCAATTAAAGAAATCAACAAACGGTTCTGCAATGGCTGCAATAGCTCCGGCAAATCCATCCATAATGCCCTCAAAGATATAGCTTCCCATATCCATTATGTCTTTCCGGTTTCCATCAAATGCCGTTTCAAAATTTTTCTTCATTTCCGAGAAGAATCCGCCAGCTTCATCAAAATTAAACACATTTTCGAGAATATCGCTCATTTTAATGTGTTTTAATTTAAAGGAAATGTTATCAAATACAGCCGAAATCGGAATGGATAATTTCATTTCTTTTCCGTCCCACCCTTTAGATTTTCCGAACGGAGCCATAATCTTTTTTGGCAAATCTTTTATCCACTTAATAATCTTTGACGGAATATCATTTTCATCTAAAAACTTTAATACGGTAAAAGTAACTGTCATTACTCCTATAGCAAGAGCAGCATCTTTAAGTGTCAAATTTAAACCATTGTCCTTGAAGTAATCGCTTACAGATTTCTTCAAGGATTTACCCATTGATTTTCCAAATTTATTTATAGCTGCAGCCCCAAGAATTGTGGCTATGCTTTTAGAACTTAACGAACTAAGGAATGTACTCAATCCGTTAAAAATGTCTTTCCAACTTAGTCCACTGAAAAATCCAATCACAAACTGCCAGAATCCATCAACCCATCCGTTTATTGCTTCTGCACATTGCTTCCACTTGAATTCACGAAAGAATTCATTGAATCCATGAGCCATATTTTTCCCAAATGTCTTGAATTTAAATTTATCAGTAAATCCTTTTGATGCAAAAATTGCTGTATTCAACGACTTTGCGATAACGTCTGCGGTTGCTGTAAATACACTATTTCCTTTTTTATCCTCTGAGAATAATCCATTTAGAAATTCTGCAAAATCTTTTCCGAAATTTTCAGCTTTCGTGTAAATTTTATCCCACGGAATTTTCCCTATGGTATCTGTGATTTCCTGCCTTATAGTCTCTCCAAGGCCTTCCCAATCTCCGGATTTAATTGCTTCTCTGATTTTGTCCGCAAGATCAGCAATATTCTGGTCAATTGGCACCTCTTCATACAGATCGCCTACTCCACCGCCGCCACCGGAACCACCAGAGCCACCGGAGCCACCAGAGCCGGAATCTTTATTGGAATCTATTACATTCAGCTCATTAAACGATTGTAGCTGTCCTTTTAATTTTTTCGCCGCCTTCGTAGCCTTATCTGCTTTCGAGGCGGCTGCATCAAGTCCAGCTGCATAATTCTTCGTTTGGGTAGTGGCTTTCGTCCAAGTCTTTTTTCCTGTCAATGCTGATATAAACTGGTTTACCTTATTGATTGCAGCTGTAAGCATATTTATAAGGTATGTGAGTGCCGGTCCGACTGCACTGATAATCGGAGCGGCTAACGCCCCGAATGCATTTTTAAGAGTTGCTACCGCGCTCACAAGAGCCGACATTTTTGCATTCACATCGCTGGAATACCTTGCCATGTTCTGGGTACCGTCTTTTACGGCAGAAATCATGGCATTCCATCCTTGGGTTATCCAGTTAAATACAAACAAGGAAAGCGCAACTCCTTTAATCCTGGACGCGAAGGTACTTACCAAACCGCTTGCTTTTCTGGTTTTTCCCGAAAAATTGTCAAGCCAGTTTCCAGTGTTCTTTCCTGCGCTCTTGGCACTGCCGGAAACCTTATTCTCTTTCGCAGCCAATTCTTCTTGTCTGCGCGCAAGTGTTTTCATCTGGTCATTCGTCTCGTGCAACTGGTTTTCCATCTTCTTATAGGCATCAGTTGCGCGGATTGCGCCCTTATCCAGATATGCCGTACCTTCTTTTGCCATTTTTGACTGGTATTTTTCAGCGGCTCGAATATCGGCTCCAACCTCTTCAATTTTACGATCAAGCGAATCCCATGCTGCACCAGATGTTTTTCCGCGTGCAATCATTTCCTGCTGCCGCTGTAATAGTTTATCAAATTCAGCAGTGGATCTATGTAACGCATCTGTAATATTCTTATATTCCTCTGTGGGAATCTTCTGGTTTTCCATCTGCCGCATCTTTTCGGTAAGATCTGCCGCTTTCTTGGCAGCCTTGGAAATTTGGTTCTCCAAACGTAGCATCTGGCTGGATGCGTTTTTCGTATCAATTTGTGTGTTTATTCTTATGCTGCCATCATAATCTGCCATCCGCTCACCTACTTTCTGCCGCGAATTTCTGCAATCATGTTATCATAATCGTCAATTTTGGCTTTTTCTTCTGCTGTGTACTCTCTCTTTTCTTCCGGCTGATCCAATGCATAGATCTTCTGTGCCTTGCGCAATGCCTTGCGATATTCTGCCGATGTATTGTTGTCCGGCTTCTCTTGTCGCTTCGATACCACCTGTAAAAAGCTGGATAGCTTATACGGCATATTCCAAAGCAGACCGCAGAACATCCACCAGTGCATATCCGTGGTAGCAAGATCAACTCCGTAGATCTGCCGGAAATCAGCATAGATGCGCCATTGGTCAACATCGTAGTCAACCACGCGTGTCTTGTCCCCGTCCGGGTCCGGGTTATCATGGAACCATCCGGAAAGGAACCACTCTACACATTCGCCAAGATCCTGTCCCTGTGGATGATCCCGAAGATACTCTTCCCCGTTCTCATCCGCATCTGCAAACATGAGCCACACGAACATATCGCTTTTCTCGTAATCCGTCAGTGCGCAATCATATTTTGCCTGCAGCATCTGGATGCCAATCGTAAAATCTGTATTCACTTTGTACCCGTGCCACTCTTCTGGCAGATCATCAAGAAAAACATTATTCATTCTTCTTTGCGTCCTTATGTTCCTGAATTAACTGGTTTTTGCTCTTGTTGCGTCTGTTTCTCCGTGCTTTACGGTTCGGAGAATACTTCCTGTGGATTGCTTCTGTTCTCGTCTTAAACAATTCGTTCATCACCGGCATTACAGTGTTCACGAAATCTACCAGAGCATCTTCATCCGGCACGAAATTCTCATTCAGTTCATAGCACTCATGGAAAACATTTTTAATGGTATCTTTTCCAAACAGTGCATCAATTTCCCGAATCATTCCTTCCAGAATACCAATGTGCATGTTCGAAGCATCCACGATAATATTCGTTTTCACATCGTCCGGAAGATCATCAAACTCTTTATGTTCGTATTCCTTGTACTTTTCTTTGTAGACTGCAATCTTATCCTCGCCGGAATTGACTACATCTTCCAGATTATTGGCCAGCTCCACAAATCTCTTTACTGTGGCCGCATCCGCCGTATTGATCAAAAGTGTTGTGATATGGTTCCCGTCCACGTCATTCACTTCGATTTTCTTAATTCCATTATCAAAAGAAATATTTTTAATATCTGCCATAAATTACCATCCTCTCTTAATCCGGGGCGCGAAAGAGAGGTACGCACCCCGAATATGTTAATTTTAATTAACACCTATTTTTAATCAGCATCCTTTTTCTTCCAAGTGAAAGAGCCATCCGGACCGATAGTGATTGTTCCAAGCTCCGGATCTCCATTCCCGTTGATCTGGATCGAGGATGTATGTGCATCCCCTCCGGCGCCACCGGTACTGGACGGGCACACCGTCACAGGAAACCGCATACAATCACCTGTTCCACCTGTAATATCTGTCTTGTAGAAACGGTAATAATTTGTATTGCACTTCTCACCAGTAGGCAGAGTTTTAAAAAGCGTGTCAATACATTTCTGCATCTCATCAGACAGATATTCACGGGATGGCGTCATGGAGAGCGCATATCCCTTTACCGTGTTAGATGCATTTTTCATGTTTACATACTGTTTAGATTCTGTGTTAGGTCCCAGATCTTCTGTGATCTCTGTGAATCCATCGCCCATCTCCGCAATTTTCTCTGCAGAGCCTGTAAGCGTTCCGATGTCTAATAAGGACACCATGTTGGTACGATCTAATGCCATGTATATTTCCTCCTGTTATTTTTTAAAAAAGTATATAAGTTGCATATTTACGCCGTATCCCATCTGCTTTTCATCCCGCATGATTGGCAGGACTACAGATGTACGGGTAATTTCCTGTAATGTCATGTGTGGATCAGCAAATTCAATCCCGGTATCTTCCAGCCATTTGCTCAAATTCTCCAGAACCATCTGTGCATCAATGGATGTTTTGTTGCTTGTTGGAGAACTGCGGTATACAATTTGGAATGGCATCTGTGCTGTATAGCTGCCACTCACATATTTCTTTATGTACCGCGCACCGGACAGTGGGTAAATTCCGATGGAAGTATCAACACTGATACTGTTCCACTTCACGTTTTTATTGCTTGCCTTAAACGTCTTGGGAAAGTTCGGATACTGCAAAATCAGATCCAGCACCGCATTCTGCGCACTTTCCGCGTCTTTTATGGTAAGTTTCTCTATCTCTTCCATCACACACCTCCAACCTCAAAATGCGGCATCACATACTCATATTTATCAACTGTTGTCACCTTGTATACAGAATCCAGATTGTCGTGCGCCCATTCGTAAATGCCGGAATCAGGAATCTCCAAGTCCATATGATCGCCATTGATGAAAAAATCATCTGTCGGGTGGAACGTGATATAGTTTGGCTTTTCATCGTCCGGAAGAGCATCCCACGCTTTCGGCTCCATGTATGGTTTAGGTATCTTCCCCAAGTCAACAAAAAGCTTTACTGCATCCGCGCTATCCATGCCGCTCTTGGTTACATTCGCGCCCTTGGTTTCCACAAGGTTCACATTCTCCAATAAGGTCAGATAGCACTTCTCTTCCTCGGTGTCCGGATCGCAGAAGTAGTTAAACAGCGTCACCGTGTCGTTGTAAAACAATCCAAGTCCCATCACTCCACCCCCGCATAAAGCAATCCCGTGCCGGACAGATACTCACATACCGTGTCGTAGCACAACCGGTTCTGTGCCACCTTATCTCCCAGCACCTTATCAACAAGTGTCTCGTTGCTTCCAAAGCTGATAGACTGACCGCCGGAGGACATCGACTTGACGTTGCCATTCTTAGGATCATTCGCATGAGCCGTCTTGTAGTCGATCTGATAGAGCAGATCTGCAAGCGCACACGTAGCTTTCTGAATCTGCTCGTCAAATTCTTCCTTTGCAGTATCATCAATATGCCTGTAGGTCAGCTGATCCAACTTATCGGCGGCTCGGTCTTCCCACTTGGGGAAAAGGGATTCCTTGATAGAATCCCCATAGTATTTTTCTTTGTAGAAGTCATATGTGGTATATCCCATCAGAAATCCCCTTTCCTTATGAAAAGTCAACAAGCAGGTTCTCGTTGAGTTCCTTGATGCCGTAAATGATATCAAAAGAGATCTTGTCCTGCTTATGGTCAGAGTCGTAATCGAATACAACACGAACACCCAAGCCATCGGCAGATGCAATGTAAGCGTTCTTGTTGCCCATCGGCAGTTCAAGGTTACGTGTTACAAGTGCAAGACCATTTCTGTGGAATCCAAGAGCGTGTGCCTTGCTTACGACAAACGCGTCTGTTTCAGCTACAGTTTCCGGAATGTTCTGATCCACTTTTACAGTTCCAGCACCACCGGAAAGTGTCACATTGTCGGTAACAGTATACAGATATCCATTAACAATCAGCTGATCTCCCTTGTTAATGGTTGCGGTTTCTGCCTTTCCAGAAGATACTGTGAACTGAGTGGCATCCTTGGTTCCTGCTACTTTGTATGAAGTAGCTGTTCCTGCCTTATCATTCTGATTTTCCGGGCAGTTCTGCGACATGAAAGTTTCGCAGGTGTAAACCTTGCCAATTTCAGACTCTTTCAAGGCAATAGAATCGCCCTTGTAGCACTGTTTTGCGAAATTGTCCAGTGTGTTGTACAGGTACAGAATAGTCGGCGGAAGGACTAATCGTCTGTCTGTACGTGGGGCTTTTGCCTGATCCAGTGCTTTACCTACGCCTGCGATATCCGTAATGGCCGGTGTCTTAGATACAGTTGCTTTCTTTCCAGCCTTAGAAATGCCTACTGCCAGAAGATCCGCATCAATCTGTTGTGCCATAGCCTGCATTGCTGGTGTTATCACCTGCTCAGAGAAGTTTTTAATGTCTAATGTCATTTCTTTAGACCCAACATTGACCGTGATATCTCTGAATCGGTCCATCTTAACGGTTACAGAACCCTCTGTAATGTCCTGCGCTTCTGTCTGTCCCGTAAAGTTCTTAGCCACAAACGTAGCCGGTTTTCGTACAGTGATGGTATCTCCAACCTTTACAAACTCACTGGAATAATCTCTATGTACAAGATTCGCCATTGTAAGGTTGCTCTGCAGTACCATCAATGCTTCATTTGCAATAATCTGCGGTGTTAAAATTTCGTTTGCCATAATATTCCTCCTCAAAAAATTATTGATTCTGCTCACGCCACTTCTTGTACGTAGCAAAATCCATCTTATTCGGATCACCAGTAATCGGCTCGGTATGAGTGCCGCTTCCCATCGGTGTAGTAAATGTTGCCTGATTCTGATCGCTCTGCCGGCTCTGCTCGTCAATAAATGCGCCTGCATCATTCTTTTTTGCTTCATCCAGCAAATCATTAAAACCGATCAGTTTCCCATCCTTCACCGTCACGCTTGCTGCAATGTCTGCCATAACAGCTTTCTTTGCAGATTCAGAAGAAAATTTAATATCCTTGAAAGCCTTTTCCAACAAATCGTTTTTATCGCGCTCGGCAATTTTGGCATTGAAATCTTTTTCTGCCTGTTCCGCTTTTCTTTTCCACTCGTCACGATCTTTCGTGATTTCGTCAAAATCTTTGCCCTCGAACCCTTTCAAGGTGTCCTCCGCGGTATCTGCGCGCTTTTTGTAGTTGTCACGCTCGGTTTCAACTTTCGAGATCTTCTTATCAAGTTCCTGCTTGGAATACAATTCCTCACCAATACTCTTCTTGATAGATTCCTTCTGTTCGTCCGTGATCTCAAACCCAATTTTTTCCAACTCGCTGATAATCTTTACCATGTCTCTTACCTCTCTCTTTCCAAGTTGTTGCTCCGGTCAGCCCGGCACAAGTGAGTTGCTATTTACTCCATAGCTGGCAAAAAACAAATAAAAAGGCACGCCCAAAACAGGACGTGCCATATCGGTCATCCTATAATTGTTGTAGGGTAGCGAACAGATTCCTACTCTCCGTCCGGTGCTTATTTATTTGTTAAATTTATTGTAACACAGGATTATAAAAGATTTGTACCAATTTTGACACGCAAAAAGCGCCTGTATTTCAAGACGCTTTTAACGAGTTTATGAATAAAAAGGAGGTTTAGCAGATGACCAATGAGAAGAAATCCATCTGTATTATTATCATACATCATATCCGACTTGGATTTGTACCAAACTCTCAATTATCTCTTTGAATTCTATCATAAATCAGTTGCAATTCCCTGCCGGTATTACTCGGCTCATCCTCATGCTCCAGAATATCGTCGATAATCAAGTCATCTATCATCTCCAAAATATCTGTGACGCTTTTAACAGATAACATTTCATGTATATTCAGGATATATTTTTCTAATGTCTCTATATCTTTTTTTGCAATATTCATAATATCATTTCTCCCTGTGATGTGGATTTACCTGAATCAAAGTCATAGTAACCGGATTGATTGTTACTTCTGCATTTTTGTATATAAATTTCTGACTTGCCGACGTCCCGGAATATCTCACCGGTCTAATTTCTGCTTCTGGTGATGTAAGTGCCTTTACAACATCATCCACTGTAATGCCATTTCTCCGCTGTTCAACAGATCCAATAACCCTATCTATACAATGAAAGGATCTTCTTTTTAATTTTATACCATTTGAAGTAGTAAGTCCAACACATTTATCCTGTAATTCCATAGCTGTCTTTCGGTACATGCCATAATCTGCCAATGGTGACACATCGCCCCTCTTTACGGCCTCTGAATAATGAGTAAATAATTTCTTTTCCGACCGATCTGACATTATCCTCGTGAATTCCGATTTGCTAACCATATTCTTACCAAGATTTGCTTCATACGATGCATACTGTTCATTCTTGTATGCCGTCGCTCTGCCGTTTGCCTTTGCCGCCTGCGGCTTCTTGAATCCGGCAACCTTAACACGATCATACTGTCTCTGTAAGCCATTCTCCGCACAGAATACGCCATATGCACGGTTCTGATCACGAAGCCTTGAAGATAACTTATCATAATCGCTCTGCAGATTCAGATCATCCGGAAATGCTTTCATCTCCTGTTCCTTCATAAGAAGCTGGCGTTTGGTCTTTCTGATTGCCCGCTCCATCGCTCTCTGTCTCTGCTGCAGATCGTACAGTTCTTGGCTCTCATGGATATCTATCTTCGGATTGCCGTTTTCATCCACATATGGATTGCGCAAGGACTTGTGCCACGGTTTATGCGAATGTCGGCAATTATACCCGTGCAATCCCAGAGGATTAACCACATGTCCCTCTCCGGTCTGCAGATCTATATCATACCCGGTAGATTCAAGTAGATTCGCTGTATCCGGATCAGCACCGCGAATCTTGTATACTTTCCCCTGCCACCAATCATGTGACTGCAATCCTGTAGGGTTGATCTTGTCATGCCGGGCGCCCATATGCGCGGACACCAGAACATATTCTGCCCCAGCTTCCACAATATACTTATTCGTAACCTGTGCAGCTGTCTGGTTCATGGATGTTACAATGCAACATCGCACGGCTGCTTCCAACGATCTCCGGGAACCGGTTGGATAATCCACACGCATACCGTTTTCTGCATACCGATCTAACACCTCACAGATTGCACTACTGTAGGACTGCAACCCACTTGCCACACGAAAATCCACTTCGTTCAGAAGATTCAGCAGATCCCGTTGCGATTGGTCTATGGTTGTGTTTGTAAGATTGCTCAACTCTCCGAATGTTTTCATCATCTCCGCATTCATGGCAGCGATCACCATGTTATTCTGCAGTGGCGGCTGCACATCTGCCAGTCGTTCAAGTACACCCTTATCGTCCGAAAACGAAGTAAGCACACTCTCTCGTAGCAACCGGCGCACTTCATTCCGGCTCTTGCCCGTCAACTCCGAAATGCGTTTTACAATCTCCTGTCGGTGCAATCCCATCTGTTGCAGTTTCCACAGTTCGCGGTCTGCGGTTCCGGATAGGCTCTCTGATTCCACCAGGCGCATGGCAATGTCCTGCAGAATCCAATCTTCCAACTCCTGGTACATCTCTATTAACTTGTCAGATTTTCCATAAAAGTAATCTGGTGTAAGCATCTATCCTTTTCCTGCCTCTCGTTTTACCAGTTCAAGCCATTGTTTTCCGTGTGTTTCCTTCGCCCGCTCGAACCAATGGTCTGTAGTTCCAGGAGTATGTTGTACAAGTGGCATCCCTGTAGGGTACTTCCGTTCTCCCTTATTCGCAAAAGATCGGCCGTCTTCCGTGAGGTACAGCTCCCCCATATACTGGTAATGTGCATATGGGGTATTCCATGCCACCTGTCCGCCATATATTCCATCTGGATAATTTGCCGATCCACGCAAGGCTCCCTGCGCCATTGGTATGTACTCGTCACAGTCTGCAACCACCTGCATATTCAACAGTTTCTGTGCATTCCGTATATTATTATCTATTCTTTTGGTGTCTATGTGGATATCTGCGCATCCCACAGTTTGGTTATACTGCATGTCTATTCCTCGTTGAATAATCCTTTTTCTTGTGATCCGCTTGCTTCTGCAACAGCCGCCTTTGCATCTTCCTCTGAATACCCTTCGAATCTGACCAAATACTGCCACTTTGGAATGTATCCGGAGTTGGCGAGTGTGAGGTTTCTCATTCTGTCCTCTTCCTCATTGTATGTAATGTCCCCGAAGTCATACTGTGGCTCATAATCACCAACCGGTGCAAGACCGTACAAATCCGCAAATACAGATTGCGCATAGAACAAATCATCAAGGCAGTCCTGCATTGCATCCCGTACGTCTTTAATGAGCTGAATAGTACGTCTATCATCTGACTCCACCTGTGTTGCTGTTATCATTCCTGTTTTTTCATCTATAACAAAATAACCGTTTGAGAATCCACACTTTACTCCGGTAAGGGATAGCTGCTGATTGATTCCACTTTTTCTTACATCTGTATTGAGCTGAGGATTGACTTCGTGGTATGTTTCTTCCGCGTCCATCCCGGACATTGCTCTAAAAAACTTAGGCAGCTTCACTTTTTGTCTTACAGTCACGCCCTTTTCATCCCTGTATGCCGGCTTCTGTACCAACCGATCGTCCACCATTACCAATCGCCTGCTGTCGAAAATTTCTTCTGCATTCCGGCTGTATGCTATATCCAAATCTTTTAACTCCTCGATAGCATCTGCAAATGCTGATAATCCAAGCGGGCTTTTTGGATCCACATCATTTGTAGATGGCATCCGGAACAGTCCAAACAGCATCGAGTCAATCTGGTCTCCGCTCTTCTTTGTTATATGCACATCCGGCTGCAAAGCAGACCACTTTGTCATGGTCAGATCAACAGGTTTTCCAAGTTCCCCGGAATTTTCCGACACAAATGCTCTATTCGAGATGGAATAAAACGTTTTATCTGTATACTTCTCTTCATCTGTCATACGTACCTTTGCATTAAAGAATCTGTGATATTCCAGCTTAGTGTAATGCTCTTTGCCCTCCTGGTAATCATCTTGGAATACAATACCGGTTATATTGTGGTTTCCATCTAGCTCTGTGATCTCAAATCGGTCTGGCGTTACAATGTCCACACCAACACCATTCGGTTTAAGAATGACCGTTCCACATTCACACATGGTGCCAGTCCACTCCCGGATATGATCATGTACAGATTTCTCCCAGAACTGTGTCATATACTCTTTCCTTGTTCCATCAAACGTCACATCTATAGCAAGCGTAGCAAGGCGTGCGATTTCCTCACACACAAACTTTGCAAATTTAATTGTCCTGATACCCTCTTCTGGGTCTACCCAATCCGGCTCTCCTTTATAGATCAGCATCCAATTCTGTATTGCTTTCTGCATATCACCGGATGTAATACCAGTCACATGGAATTGGTCCTGCATCTCTGATTGGAACATTCTACTCACTAATCCTTTAATTGCTGCTAATAATCCCATATTTCACCGCCTTATATAAGTCCTCTGTTATATCTGCGCGCTACTGTATAAATAAAATATCTGATAAGATCCATGTGGTGATCGTATTCCTTAATCACTCGATCCTCTCCTACTGCCTTTTCATCCCATGCATACGCGCCAAACTCTTTCTGTGTCTCGGTGCAGCTCTCATGTATCTGGAGCATACCGAGATTCAAATACTTCGTTACCTCTTGGATTCCATTCAACACATCATTATTTCCATCTGTGCAGGTAAACTCTCCATACTTCCGGATTGTTGCTTTCATGGCTGCGGCTGACGGATCAATGACAATGGAAGTGATCGGGAAATCTCCCGCCACCTCTTGGATCATCTTGTAATATGCCTCGTTGTCAATCGTCACTCCGGTTTCCCTTCCAGAATAATGTCCCTCCCGGAGCATCCGTACCCTGCCGCTGTTCTGTAATTCCATAAGTCCTACTGCGAATGGGTTCATGGTTCCGTAATCGATAGCAATGTAATAGGATGCTTGTGGACTGTATGTATACTCTCCGTGAAAAATGTTCTTTTCCTTATCGAACATACCATATACAAGTCCCTCGGCTATCACCCACAGTCCAAGGATAAAACGGTCATAGAACACACCGCTATACATTGCCCTATATCTTTCCTTAATCCTCTCCGACAGGGATAAATTATCATCCATTGTAAAATGAAGATAAATCAGTTTCTTTTCATCAGCCTTATCTATCCAATTCAGTTTGAACCAATGGCTAGGAGAATCCGGGTTACAGTTAAACCAAAACTTAGAACCATCTACAGAGCATCGTCCAGTTGCCTGATTGACAAATGACTCCGGCATCAGCGCAACTTCATCGAAGAACATTCCGGCAAGCGTGATACCCTGAATCAGATCCTGCGACCGCTCATCCTTACCACCAAATATGTAAAAGAAGTTGACTGTATCGCCTTTGCTGATTTCAGCCATATTGTCAGATCTATGATCTGTCACCTTATAACCACGACTCCGGAGCATCAGTTTCAACCAGAACAGCACATTTCGTCGGAATGATCCGATTGTCTTTCCTGCCATGCCGAGATTCTGCATATTAAATGTACTCATCGCCCACAGAACAAAACTTAACGACATGCACAATGTCTTACCGCTTCGGATTGCACCATCTGCTATGATTCCATCCTTATCTTTAACCGGTGAATCTTCACACCACCAAGTAAGAACTTGCTTTTGTTTCTTTGAAAATGGCTTAAACGTAAATCCGTTCTGCTTATACTTCTGCTTCATCCGGATAGCATTCTTCATTACATTTTCTTTTAGTTTACGCACCCGCCGGTCAAAATCTGTCCAATCAATCATCCGACCACGCTTTCTTTGCTGTGTCGTTCAGAGCATCCAAGAAGTTGTCCTGCTCCGGTGCATCCTCTGTAGCATCCTTGGTCTGCATCTCCAATTTAATCAATTCAAGTTCAAGTTTACGCTGGTCAAATTCTTTCCGGTGCTTATCAGATGGATTCATTTCAAAGAATTTTGTCAGCCAGTCTATGGCTTTCTGCGCATCCTTTAATTTTACAGATACGCCATCTTTCCCACGTTTAACCTCTTGGAGCAGTTGTGTATCTGTATCTTTCGATTCTTTCAGGTCAACTGTACTGACCATATACTCAATCCCCGTCTCTGGATCCTCAATCTCTTTCTGCCCAAACGACATATAGTTGCCAATATCTGCAAAAGCAATACGCATCTGTAGTTCCACAATATCATCAGTTCCAGCAACTATCTGTTGACGCTTGATCTCTTTCAATCGCTCTATTTCTGCTCGAACCTTTGGCTTTCTTAGACTTTTACTTCCCTCAACCATTGCAGTCTCGTAACTACACCCATAAGCATTCAAATAGCTTTGGGTTGCATTGAACGTCCTACTGTAATATATGCAGAACATCTGTTGTTCCGGTGTAAGTCCATAATTCTGTAATGTTTCTTTCGTGCCATCATCTATAGGTGCTGCCATCTTGTGTGCACCCTTACCTTTTTGTGTGCACACCTTTTTACTTTTGTGTGCACCCTCTTCTCTGTTCCACCCATACCGTTTCTTCCAGCTTTTAACAGTGTTGATAGTGGTTCCGTACTTCTCTGCTATATCTTTGTACTTCATACCGCCCATGTAGTCCTGTTCTGCTCTCTCATAATTCTCCACTATCTCACCTCTTCTCTGCCAAATGGTACATTTCTAACCTCATACCATAATTATAAAACAGTATTTCAGAGAATTTGTACCATTTTAGGGCATGAAAAAAGAGAGGCACTATCCTCTCTATTAATCTCATTGAATTTGTAGTACTAATGGGAGAAGCACCTTTCCAACGTCAATTCCTTTATCTGCAATCCATTTAATAATCGACTTTGCGTTTTCCCATTTCTTAGTTTTTCTTTCATCTGACTTCACTATATTTTCTAATTCTTGTATCTTCAATAATATCTCCTCTACCTCAAAATCCGGTAATGCCGTCATATTTTCAACCGTTTCTCTTGCCATCTCAAAAGACATATTCATCTCTACCGAATTAGAATTTGTGTTATTATTATTAATTGTAATTCCAGACGCATCCTGACTATATATGTTTACATATTCCATAGCTTTAAAGAGTTCCAACTTCTCGATCATAGTTTTGATGTTCTCCAAACACTTTTCTCCAGTATCATCATAGAATAAATCATGCAATCCGCCATCAAAACCTGATATTATAGCATTGTACTTTGATTTTAATCTTCGATGAATTTCTTTTCCTGCACGAACATCATGTTTCTCTATAATTTCTTTTCCAATTGCGATATCTTGATCTATTATCTTTTTAAATTCATCCTTCATATTCCCACCATCTCCCCAATTTTTACTTGTAATTCCATTATAATCACAAGCATATAATCTTTCAACCACATCCATTTCAATTTTACCACACCATCTTCATTTGTCCGTTCTGCTCCTCTTCGATCCGCCCTAACCTCTGCTTAATGATCCGCTGTACGATCCTGCGGCGGCGGTAGAAACAATTTCGAGATATTGGAAGAATGCCGTGGTGTGCTTCCATAAGATCGTAGCTTGTACCCTTAACAATGGATTCTTCCAGATAGTCCGCGATAAATGCATCTACACTCTGGCAGATCTCGTATATTTCTTTTTCGTCCACTAAACATTCCCCCTTTACATAACTAAGCAACGTTTGCCATCTTACGATCTGCTAAAATGTCGTCACAGATGTAATATTTTTCCGTAACTGCTGTGTTTGCATGACCAAGCCTGTGAGACACGTACAGGATATCTTTCGTCCGTTGATATTCCCGGCTTGCAAATGTTTTCCGGTATACGTGCACCGTAGCCACGTTCCGGCATCCAGCACGCGCTGCTATCTCTTTTGCAATTTCCTCTATCGTAGCTTTGCATAATGGCTTTCCCGTTTCCACATTCCGGCTATTTAAAAATACATAACCTTCCTCTCTGTCGTTTATATACTGCTCGAGTGCAACTCTACAATCGGGCGTCATAAAGCACACACGCCACTTGCTAGACTTTTCTCCGTAAATGTTAATCTCCCCACTCTCAAAATCCAGATTTTCAATTTTTAAGTTGCAGATTTCTCCCACACGCGGGCCGGCACTAAGCATAAGCTCCAGAAGTGCTTTTTCTCGCAAGGTCTTTAAGACGTTCTTACACTTCGACACCTCATAATCGGACAGCCGTTTCTTGCGCTTCTGCGGAATCTTGATCTTGTCGATGTCCCAGTAGATGTCCTTGTCAATGTGGCGTTTCCTGTACGCCCACTTAACGAAAGCAGACAGACATTTTTGAATATTTCCGGCATAGGACTTAGAAATCTTATCCCGATACTGCCGGATTGCTATGTAGTCCATTACATCTTGGCCGGTCATAGTGGCGTAGTGTACCCCTGTTTCTTCAAAAAACTTTTTAAGCATATACAGGTACATTTCAATCGTTTTCTCTTTCCTGCCGACTGCGATCAGATCAACGTGATATCTGCCGAGAATCCATTCATTATCCCTTACGTCCGTGGTTGGCAGCGTTTCATCCGGCACCAAATGAAAACCTTTCATGCGATACGCAAGGGCCATTTTTAATCTTTCTGTCCCTTCTGCATCCAAATAGCCGGCCATGTCGTATATTAAGTTGTTTGTAAATTCTCCCTTTGTCATAATAGCCCTCCAATTAGTCTTTACTACGGTGCGTGCGAGTGCTATAATGACAATAGGTTGAGAGTCTTAGCACTCTGGAGCCGGGCATTGCAGTGTCCGGCTCTTATTTTTTTCTTGAATCTTATGGGTTCACAATTTCATACACAATATCATTCCGATAATTGCCTTTAGCGTCTCTGATGGAATCCTTAAAAATATGTTTATTCCCATTGTGTCTTTCGCAGAAAGCATCATATCCTCTTTCCGCCGGATTTCCGCCGATCATACGCCATTCCACTCTATGTAATGTGGATACAAGTTCTTCCAATTTTTCAAATACATCTTTGCCGATAATTGGATTTCCCCGGTCAAAAGACATAAGGCCAAAATTGTATGCAGAGGAACAGTAATAATCAACTTGATAAGAAAGGAACCCTATCAGTTTATTTCCACTTACAATCGCATAATCAAATCGTCCTGCACTTGGAATATCTTCAATTTCCGGGCGCCACTGCTCTAGGCAACCTGTTTCAAATAGCATATCTTCTGTATAATACAATTTTTGAAATTCTTTTGTAATCTGTTCTTTATACAAAACTGCTGGCACTAACACCTGCAATCACTTCCTTTCCTTGCATCCTCTGCCACGTTCATGCTTAAATATTTCTTACATGCTTTCTGACTTGCTTGCCGGTATGAGGAATGTTGCGCCTTGTACCTACATCCCCGGCGGTTGTTGTGCATATAATATCCAGTATTTGCGCAGTCACAATTCCCTCTGTATCGTAGTACGCCGTCTATAACATAGAAAGAAAAGTGACTGCACGAACCGCACCGGCCAGTATAATCTTTTAACGGTTTCGGCATATTTAACCCCCTATGCAAACCGGAGCTGTCCTGTCTGTTCTGTCGATATCATCATATTCGGTATCCGCTCTCCAACAATAAGATATGGACAATTTGTAGCCACTAACGCCTCTGCCATTATCGGCACAACACTATTGCCAATCTTCGCAACCCTTTCCTTTACAGGAATTGCCTTGCCGCTTATATCACGTTCTAAGATGTAATCCGGTGGAAACCCTTGCATAAGCTTTAATTCGGTAGCATTCAGCATTCGCAGAAATATATCTGCTATTATCCATTCATCACCGTCAATTTCAATTATCACATTCACAAGTCCGAACCGATCCTTTGTTGTAATTGTTGCAAGTGGACTTGTCACTGACTGACCGCAACCAGTTCCGTAATATTTAATCAGGAAAGCGGATACCAGTCCGAAATGTCCTGGTGATGTGGTAATCGTATGTATCGGCTCACCGCATCTCTGCCCGATCCCCGTCTTATAGAATTTTGTAATAAAAGCAGTAACAAGTCCGTATCGATTGCTTGTATCAATGGTCTTAATTGGTTCACACAACGTCTGGCCTCTCGCATCACCTTTCTTCGTTTCGCTATGATACTGAATTAAAAAAGCTATGGCTCGTTTATCGTTCACAGTGTACGGATGCTGATCATCAATGATATATCTTTGTATACCGTTTGCGATTCGCGCCATTGTCGCATCAGCAAGCGGCTTTTTTCGATCAAAAATTGATTTTCCTAAATCTGACCAATCAATATAATCTCCACACTGTTTCCATCGTGGTAAATCAATTCCAGCCTTACTATGCGTAGGCTCTGGCCAAACGATCGCCTTACCGTCTCTCCGAAATATCGCATACCATCTTTTGCGTGTTGTAGGCGCACCGTAATCTGCAGCTATGAGCTCTCTGCTTTCAAATGCGTACCCAAGGGATTGCATTGCAGATATAAATTTCTTATAATCTTCTCCCTTGCGCTCTGGTATCGGATGCCCATTCTGATCCAACGGTCCCCACTGTTGGATTTCTTCCACATTCTCCATAATGATCACATCCGGCAAAATTGTTTTTGCATGTTTGTATACCGCCCACGGAAGTATCCTCAGCCCTCTCTTTCTGGGCTGCCCGCCTTTCGCCTTACTATGGCTTGTACAGTCCGGCGATGCCCACATCAGCGCAACATGTCTGCCACCTACATATTTCTGTAAATCAACTTTGAAAATATCTTCTGTCAAATGTAAAGTACTCGGATGATTGATTTTGTGGATTCGAATTGCCTGTGGATCGTGATTAATTGCAATGTCAACCGGGCGTCCAAGTGCCATCTCAATCCCTACGCTTGCACCGCCACCACCAGCAAAGCAATCAATAATTAAATCTCCGTTAATCATGGCATCACCTCCAGGAAGTCCTCGATCTGCATCTGTCCTTCCAGATCATCTGCATCTCGCTCACATTCTTCGCACATTGCTCTTTCTTCGTCCGCCATATTTCTCTCATTTTTAATTTCAATTACAAATGCCGGATAAGTAAATTCTTCATCTGTCATTATTATGACTGTTTTTGGCTCGTATACCTTTCTCTTTTTTGGATTTGCACATACGATACTTACTGGTGCATCATCCGGAAATTTGTTCAAATATTCTTTTAATTCACTATTCGTCATTTTTCAAAAGGAACCCGATATATCGTTACCCCGGCCGGAGGTTCTGCTCCTTTCTTGTTTTTTCTTTTAGATCAAACTATAATAAACTTGTATTATGCCAATATCCTTTATGCTTGTAGCAATTTTATCCTGTTGCTCCGTCATGTGGTCATGCAAACTAAAAGATAACTGTAACTTTAGATTCATTCTTTCAGGAGGTACGCTCATGACAATATATTCATATTTACAAAACGTCTCGGCGGGTGCAGACGAGCGCGGGTTTTGCATCAGGAACCAATGAGACAGGAGCAAAGGACAAGTATAAGTTTGGGCGTCGAGGGGTTCAAGTCCCCTCAAACCCGCTATTTTATAAAATCTTCTAAACTCATCTGCCCCTTACAATTACCACCGATCGTTGTCGGGTCCCAGCCAACTCCAATGTAGTCCAGAACCTTCGCCCATCCATAGTCGTTCCCTTCCTTATCCTTGCACATGTGGAACATCAGATAATCCCACTCTTTCGGGTTGCTCTCATACAGCAGATCAAACCGATGCGGTCGTTTCTCCATGTGGATTTCGAAGCCGCACATACTACATCCGGTACGCTGAGCCTTAGTTGTGTAAAGCGTCCCATCTGGCTTTTTCTCAATCGTACCGTAAATCTCCGGTATCAAAGATTCCGGCATCTGAAAATCTTCTGTTATTATCCCATCCTTGATTCCAGCAGCACGATACTTCTCTTTTAATCCGTTCTTCCAGAGATCATCCATCTCCAAGGCAAGTGTAAGAATATCCTGCCGGTGGAAGATTGCAAACGGCGCTGATCTGATTGTGGATGCCCCGAAGTAATTGCAGCCATTCATCCGCAGGCTCTTGGCACGTCTTCCACCCTCGGATGCCATCAGTCCCAAATACGGCACACTGTTATGCTCTTTTCCCCAGTCATCACAATTCTTTTCCTTAAGGTAATAGCAACATTTCGCTGATACCAGAAAATCCGGCTTTTGAAAGTCACATCCTTCGGTTTCATTTTCGTATCCACCGAACAGCTTTAACCACCGCTGATTAAGCTGCATCTTCGAATTCTTCTGCCAGCCGCCGTATTCCCCGGTCTCTCCCGTTATGATCGCATGTCTGACTGTCTTATTCTTCTCGGTTGGATTCTGCAGCAATTCGATTTTCCCTGCGATCTCCTTGGATATGACCGGAAAGCCGAATTCCTGTATAACCTTCGGTTTCGTCCATCTGGTTCCATCATCCCGCATGAGCGGCGGCACATTTATAATTCCGATTGCTTTATGCACCCTCTGGATGCTTCGATCTTCCAAAGTTGATGCGGATACTCCCGGAACATCAATCCTGCAGACCTCATGGAGAAATATGTATAAAATGATACTATCCAGGCCTCCAACGGATACGTGGCAGTTCAATCCTCTGCGATCACATTCTGATCTGAACTCTTCCGCTCTGATCTGTGCGTATTTTCTTTTAAAACTATAGTCCTGCTTTTCTTTTTGCATGAATGAAGCAATCTTCTCATAAGCTCCAAGTCGCTTCATCCTATCTTGTACTGATTCCATTTGTTTTTGGAGTAAAGAGCTCTTTTACGCTGGCCAGCAAACCTCTTACTCCTTTCGACTTATTTTAAAATTTTATCCAGGCATGCATTCCAACCTGTATTCGTCAGTATCCTATTCTGCTCACTTTCTTTACCGATCGTGCGCCTATACTCTGGCAATTTCCGAAGCGGGCAAAAACTCGCTCTATCATCCGAACTGTCTGATCCATCATAATAATCATCAGCAAACATGCAATACAATCCACTTGGATCATCATCGGCCAGCTGGCAATCTGCGCAACACTCCGGCATATCCATAATCAAAACTGCTTTAGACATCTTCATTACCTCTTAATTCGCCAAGGCTTTCCTGCAATTCTTTGTAATAATTGATTTGGTCTGTGAAATGATTATCTAACACATCAATTATTTCTTCTTTCGCATCTTCCAGAGATTCTGCCTGTAAAAAATCCATGTGCCCATCAATGACAGACTGCCATCCTATTTCTTCTCCGCAATATACAATGCTTCCTATGACGAGATCTCCATAATAGGCAACTACATCAATTTGTTTCTTCCAGTCTTCCTGCTCTGGTTCAACTTCTTTCCATTCAAGTTCAGTCATTCTTCACACCCCTTTTCTTCCAACGCATTGTATAAGTGCAAGTATGTTTCAAAATCATTCGGGTTCATTTTGTCCGAAAGAAAATCCAAGAAATCCTTATTTCGCAAGCATTCTTCCGGTGTGCCGATTGCACGGTACTGCTGTACCTCTTCCAGTGCCTTTACAGCTATTTCACATGCCTGAATTTCCTTTTTGCAATTCTCTAAATTGCTGTAATACTCACCAAGGCTCTTTCTTTTAGCCGCAAATACCTTTGGCATTATTAACAGCAACTCTGCCAATGCATTTCTTGATTGTTCCATAGCATTTTGAATAAATATTTTTGCTTCATCAACCGTCATGGTTGCACCTCCAACAGTTCCGGATTGTCAACAACTTTCATTTCGCATGTCTTTACATATTCCTCTGTAAGTGGCATTGGAAAGCAGAACGGCTCACACTTGCTTAGCGCATCTGTTGGAACAACCTCATAATGCCAACCAATAACACGATCAATAACTTCCAGTGTTTCTGCGTTGATTACATTAAATTCTCCAAAAACTGCTTTCACAAGGTCTTCTGAGTTTCCATGACACATCAAAATATCATTCTCCCAAATCAGCTTGCCGTTCTTGTCTTTCAAACCTGTGCAGCGGCAGATGGTAGATGCATCTACAACACAACGACAGAAGAAACCCAAACTATCCTTTGCGTAGAAATAATAACTTTCGTTGCCCTTTTTCGTGCAAAATGGGTATGACAGATATCCTTCCACCCATTCACCATTGTCGATCCGCTTGCCACGGAATAAGTATCTATCTTCCATCGTTTTTCTCCATTTCTGCTTCTGATTGAAGCCAATTCAACCATTCTCCGCAATCCTCGCAATCTGGATAATCAGGATTCGCCCACTGATAATCTTCTTTTACTTCTTTAAGAAAACTTGCTAATTCCTCATCCGTCATGCTCCTGATCCGGTCTGCGTTGGTCATGGCTTTATAATGTTCGCAGTCACGCTCAATGTCTAAATGTGGACTGTCGTTAATCTTTGGGCACCACTTTCCGACAATTCCATCTTCCGGCAGTCTCTCCGTTACTGGAATCCACTTATCCTGCCGTTCAGCATCTTCGTATTCCCCAAGCTTGTTCATAATGGCTTTAAGCCTATGTTCCGATGAAAATGTATTACAAAGAATGCTTAAATGCTCCTTAGAGACATACTTTCCATGCTTATCTTTTTTCGTAAGTCTTCTGTTTTCCAGTTCTCTTTCACAGGCTTTAATCCTGCCTTTATTTTTCCCACCGTTTTGTTTCATTGTCTCGATTGCCTGCTTAATCTGATATGCCGTTGCCCGATTAAGTTCTGATGTAAAATTCAAATCCGTTGCTGGAAGAGAACAAAGACTTCTAATCACGTTCATGTACATTAGCATCTCTCGCTTTCTTTCACACCTTGTGGGGCTGACTTAATTACTTTCATGCAATCTGGGCAGAAATCAAACCCATTCACCCTTGTGGTGCATTCTGTGCAGATTTTCTTGTCGCATGTCATGATATAGCTTTTAAATCCACTCCCTCTTGCATGTGTAACAACGGTGCTATGTGGCATATCACACAGCAATGTTGCCTTTGTCTTTTTACAAAACGGACACAAATCATCTTTCGATATGTACTTAACTACGTCTCCCATGCTGTTCCTCCTATCCATTCAACTGCAAATTCAACTGATCTTGAAAATACTCAACAATGAACTGATCCGTCATTCCCTTAGCGTAATTCTCTGAATTTGCCTTAAGATTCGCCCAAAACAAGTCCATTTGTGTTTTTCCAAAGCGCTTATTCTTTTCCATAAGCACTGAAAAGGTCAGTACCAGGAATGATTCAATCGCGCTATATGATTGCATATTCGCCATATTGAACGACTGCAATCCAACTTTTCCCTTTGGCAGTCCGCCCATCATCTTTACTCTTGGCCGGTATGGAAACTCCATAATCTTCCGGCTTAAGATGCAGTTCCATCGCTTGTCAATTTTCTCAACAGCAGCATCATAGCGATCCGCACTGTCAAGCAATTCCGCGTTCTTCTCATGCATCCGGTTGTTAAAATCTGTAAGCGCATCTGTTTCCATACCGAAGTCGTAGTAAAGTACTGTAAAACCCAACAACTGCAAGGACTTGAATGTTTCGCAAAACACTCTATCTCCAATTGTCTTCAAGCGAGCCTCCGGACAACTCTTTACTCCGTGCATTACTTCTCCTCTCTGTGCCGCCCTTTAATGCAGGTATTCCAGAATCTGCATCCCGGATCACAAGGTTTGTCCTTGCTGCCGTAATCACAGATTCTTCCGCTGCCATAATACGTGGCTGGCCGCTTAAATTTCTTGTATGCTTTCGGGTCCCGATGTTCCGGCCTGGAATCTTCGTATCCTTGGATCTGCCCGATCAGCTTTATATTTTCACGCTCCAGACGTTTGTCATTATTGCTTTTATGTATTTCTCTCACCCCTTTTGGTAATGGGGCGATTGCCGCCCCGGTGTCGGCAAGTTAAGAACATGGCTTTTGTGATAACTATAATTCCGCACTTGCAATGGTTTCTTTTGCTTTCGCTGGTGTTTCAACCGTCCATCAGCTTCCGGATCATGTCCTCCTGATGCAGCTCTGCGATATGATCCCGCACGCTTTCTTCCGGGAATGCGATCTGGTAGGTTCGCTCCTTGATCCGGTTCGTGATGCGGTCATCATACTGCAGCGTTTCCAGAGATTCATTACTTGTGAAAATCGTCACTTTCCGGTTTATATAACGCTCATTGATGATCTGGTACAGCTTGTCATTGATCCAGTCTGCCGGCCGTTCCACTCCGAAATCATCAATGACCAGGATATCTGTGGTGCAGAGTGCATCCAGCAAACGGCTCTCACTGTATTCCGCGTCCCGCCGCCATGTATTCTTGATTTCCTGCAGGATGGTCAGTGATACCGCAAATTTGACTGCGTAGCTTTTCATCAGCTCGTTTGCAATCCCTGCCGCAATCCTTGTTTTCCCACTGCCCTTTGTCCGGGACCAGATAAACAGTCCCATCCCCTGCTCCCTCTGGTTCTCAAAATCCCCGAGGTACGCTTTTATGATCCGGCAGGCATCCGACACTTTCTTCCTGCTGTCCCGCTCCCGGTACACATCCATCCGAAATGTTTTCAGTTCCATTCCCCTGAATGCTTCCGGGATATCCGCAAACCGCAGCCGGCGCAACATGATCGCACGCTCCCGGCACTTACACGGCACGGCTGTTTCAATACCGTCCTTTTCGGTCAGAATCCATTCGCTGCCCTTGCAGACTGGGCACACATCAGAACCCTTCGAAACATCCGGAACATCCGCGTTCTTCAAGCAGTTCGTTGAGCGATTTTTCACGCGCTCCAGTATTTCGTTGATCATGTTTTTCATCTGCTGGTCCATCATCCACTCCTTCCAGGTATTGCATAAACAGGTTTTCTTTCAAAAAGTTCTCCGGGTTCTTGATGTACCGGGCTGGTGTCTTTTTCCGCTGGCAGGCAATAGCATAATTCTCTGCCGCTGCAATCAGGCCAGCTTCCGACACTCCGGCATCAACCGCATTGCAGTATTCCGTCTCTGCCAGATAACCAGTGCAGGTTTTCGGATAGGCTGCGGCAAAATCTGCAAACCGCTCCACGGGGGATATAGGGGGTGTGTTTCTTTCCTTCTTCCCTTCTTTCTTTTCTTCTATTGTTGTCGTTTGAATGTCGTTAGAATGTCGGTTGCCTGTCGGTTGCCTGTCATTTTGCTTGTCGATTGTCTGGTACAAATCGTACTTAACCACTGTAAATACAGTAAATTTGTTTGTCGTTTTGCTTGTCACTTCGCCTGTCTTTTTCAGATGTGAAATTGCGGTGCGGATTTCGCGCTCCGTAAGCCCTGTTTCGCCCGACAGCTTCCCGATGGATGAGACAAACGATCCACGTGGAACCGTTGTCCCTTTGAAATTTCCATCCTTCCAGTTGGCTTTCAGAAGCATATGGATAAACAGCCGGGTTGTATTGATATCTGTGTACCATTCCCATTCCAGTAGCCCGCGGCTCAGCTTTATGTAGTTGCCATCCAATCACTCCACCTCCCGAATCAGCACTTCTCGCCACCTTTCAAATGTCATTTTCATTCCGCCTTCACAACAATTCCATACACCTTATACATCTGCCGGAACCGGATCACTCCCATCTGGTAAGCAATCGTATGGTGCTCCCTGCACAGGCAGATCTTCTTATAACCCGAATCATCCACCTTCCGGCGGTTATTTCCCATACCGATTGCATCTTCATGATGGATTTCCCCATCCTTGCCGCAGATGGCACACTTTTTATGCATTAGGCAGTAATACAGATACCGCCCAATATCATCCGTCCGGTCAATCGCATTGTCTGAAAGTGGGATTCCCCACTCTAAAGCAAATTCCAAGATCGTATTGATAAACTCCCTCGCGGTATCCATCGAACAGTTAGAAAGGCTGAAATAAGGATCTCCTGTACGGATCATATGCTCATACTTCATCCGTTCCTTCATTTCTTCCGGTGGATAGCCTGTCCAGTCTGCAATATCCCGGATCGTTGCATATGCTTTCTTCCTCTGCTCCGCAGAGATATGCCGCCCATCATCAAAGCGGATCTCTGCATTCTTGATCTTCTTTCTCTGGAGCAGACCACCAAGTTTCATTCCCGGAACGGAAACAACAAGATCTGTTCCATCACTGTTTTCCCGGTACTGCTTCACATCTACCATCGTATACATCAGTCATCACCATACTTCGATTTCAGACTGTTCAGCATTGTACCAACATCTTCTGCTGATAAACTGTCCCAAGTCTTTCCGTTGCTCGTGATCCAGTATTCAAGATTCACCTTATGTTTGATGCACAGGTCTTTCAGTATCTTAATATTTGCCGGGCTCGGCTTCTCCTCATTACGAGGAATGATGTTGTTAAAAGGCTGCATTTCTTCTTTGAGCCACAGGTTAAATCCAAGCCCCGTATGAATTGCCACACACTTTACAAAGGACCGGCACATACTGTTCCATACCCTCTGCTGGCTCATGGAATTATCCTTGACCGGATTGGAGCCATTCATCACCGGCGACTGCATTTCATACTCATTTTCATCAATTACAACTTTAATTCGTGTCTCATAACATCGATTTGTATTTCCTTTACTATCTGTGAAATCTTTTGAAACCATGCGCAAAGAACTTCCCGTTCCCTCATCCGGAATCGGCACCCAGTAAACTTTCTTTGCACCATTCTCATGCAGCAGATCAATACATTTCGCCCAATTGAGATACGTCATTCCATCCCGTTCCTGGCAATATGGAGTTACGTCAATTTTGCGCATTTCTTCCCACGATTTAAGTGCCATACATCATATCCTCCAACTTCATTTCCATCTGTCCATCCCTGCCACTTCTATATGCTGCAAGGATGTTTTTATTGTTCTCCTTTTTCTTTTCCAGGCAGTCACATGATTCACCCGGATCAAGATGTGCCCCACAATAGGGGCAGGGTCTGTAATACATCACACCACCTTCCGGAAGCATGAAACCATACAATCTTCACAGTAGATTTCTCCGCCAACGTCATAACAATAATCATCCTGAATATGATCCCCACAGCAGACGCACACCGGCCGTTGTTCCAGCCATTCGTCCTGCTCATCCTCATGCATCCGGAAGAAATCATAATTATCCGGGATCGTTTCCATTGTCGGCTCCTTCCTGCAGCAGATCATAAATTGCCTTTGCTTCACCTTTTTGCAGCAGGTCATAGATCCAGTCCGCTGTCTCATCATCCTGTCCGTCTATCAGTGCCGCATAGATCTGCTCCATCGGCTCGTCCATAAGCGGACACGCTGCTTCGGTGTAAATAAATGATCCTGCATTGTTCAGAATCTTTTCTGCGTCCTTGCAGTGCAAATACGCACTTACAAGCGATTCGATTTGACGTAAATTCATATTTTTCACTTGCACATTAAATATATTTCTTGTAAAATAAAGGCATAGCATTTTTAATGCTTATTTTTCTTTTGTTTCCCGAGAGAAATAAACCCCCAATTAGATGGAATCATTGCTTTGGTCGGCTAATTCCATCTTTTTTATTTCCACATCCAACACTTCCTTGAAATCCCCATCATTTTTCTTTTCCTTTCGCGGGTACGTGAGATTCGAAGCTTTATTCGGATATTGCGGATACATACGCTTTATTCCACTGATGTGCATTTTTCTCCTTTCAACTTGCTTTCCGGAGCTTCTGTATACAGTGCTCGGTTTCCTTCCGCTCTCTTTCCACTCTCTCGAGTGTGTATGCCACATGTGCGATCACCGCGCCAGCAATTACCATTCCTGCGGCAATTATCCAGCCAACTCCCTTCGAGTCCATAGCCATTGCGCCAAGCGCCATAACTACAATTCCGATTTTAAATGTTCTTTCTTTCATGTCCTGCTCCTATTCCGGGATGTTCCGAAACTCCACTGTGATCTTCAATCCAAGATCATCAGCCAGACGGAAAAAGTTCTCGACATTCATTCTTTCCGGCTTTCTGATCCAGTTTTGGATTGTTTTCTCCGTGACACCATACTTCGGTGCAAGGTCTGCCGGATCTTTACTTTGTTGCGCCTGTCCGCCCGCCATCATTCCACGAACATATGCCATTTTCTTCTTTGTGGTGCTCTGCGCAAGATTCGTTTTTGGCAT